ACTAACCCAACAGCGGTTGCAAGAGGCACTATCCAAAGAAATAACGCACAATCAGTGTACAAAGTAGTATTAAGTGGTTCAGGTCTAGCAGTAGCAGCATCAAATGCAGCTGCAGCTAAGATTTCTGATGCACTAGGTTCATTTGCTGGTTTGATCCAATTTAAATCAGACGGCAATGAAATCTATATGGTCGTTGATCGCGTAAATGCAACTATCGGTGCAGTTGCTGGTGCGATCGCTCAAGTATTAGATACAGGTACATTTACAGTATCAGGCGGTACTGCAACACTTTCAGACAGTCAAACAGTAATAGTTACAGAGCCAACAGACTTAGAAGGTATGTAAGATCTGTAATTAGCATTAAAACTAAAGCACGCTGATTTAGCGTGCTTTTTTTTGACCAGGCATTCTATTGTCCTAGCATAAATAATAGAAAGATTCTCGGAGAATACAATGGCAATATTTCAGAAATATAAACAAGGCCAAGGCAATAATGTCGTGGGCACACAAACAATTAAGAACACTCTATATAGTTCTGCGTTAGGACTACATGTTGTTGAAATTAAAAATTCAGTAGCAATACGTGGTAATTTGATTGCAGAATGTGATCTAGTTGGCGGTGTAGTTGATGCAATCATCAGTGAAGTAAATCCATTGGCTTATGTAATTGGCGGAGTATCGTCATCAAACGCAGGTGGTAATTTATTTTTAGTTACAGATGAAACTGTATCTTCAAGTGATCTTCAACATCGTATCCGTCAGATTGCTGCAAATACAGCAGCAACACGTTTAACAGCAACAACATTTACCTATGCTAATACAGCAGTAAGTGAACGAGCAGTCGACATCAGTGGTACTGTAGTTCATACAGTTACTGGCAACGTTGGATTTGTGTTTGTATAACGTTTAATTTTTATAAAACATAGAAAGCACCTTTGGGTGCTTTTTTTGTGATCTCAACTTTGGCCAATAAATACTCTTATAATGATAGAACAAAGAATATATCGCCATCGTGGATATACTTTGATAGACATTACCAAAACAGATGTAACAAAATTTACCCCAGAGCTTGAGCGTATGCGTAACAAGCAACGCAACTGGGAGACGGTAGTACAGATACTGGGATTGAGGACACAGATAATGAGCATTAATCAGCTCAAGACTGAAACCAAAGATCTTTCTCAGCATGTGTTTGGTAGCGATTATCGAGATAAACAACGTGTATGGACTTTTGAATTTGAAGTAGAATTTGAAAATCTATATCTCAATGATCAAGATCCTTACGCTATATTAAAAAAAGATTTTGCACAGACTCCAGTACTATTGGGTCTTGATGAGACTGTAATTCCTCCTGTGGCCCTGTTCTATACCGACGGTCCAAGTAAAAACATATACTTTATATCTGTAGCAACCAACTAAATATATTAGATGCTCAAAGGCATTCATTAAGGCACATATTAAGGCACATTGTTAAGGCTCACTCAAAAGACGGCATCGCTCACTTAGGAAGGCGAGATGGCCAAACCAGCAGAAATTGAAAAACAGAGTCTAGAAGCCCACGTTGAAATATGTGCCGTTAGGTACGCAAACTTGGAAACTAAACTAGAAAACTTAGAACACCGTATGGACAAACTTGAAGGCTACCTAGTAGGCATCAAGGACAGTCTGGACGAAAAATTTGAAGGCCGCGGCAAGCAAAGCGTCAGCGTCCTGGTCAGCATCTTAGGCGTAATCCTAGCAGGCCTCATTGGATTTATCGGACACGCCCTCTTCAAGTAACTAAATACTTACATGAAGATTGTAGAACTCACTAACAAATTACTATTAGCCGTTACCAATGAAGAAAGCGAACTGCTTGAACGTTTTATTGGTGACACCCCTATTGCAAAAAGCCACTTAGATGAACGTGAACAACTGTTGGCTAACAATCTAACAGTCAAAGATGTCCTAACTCGAAACAATACTGATGGCAAAATCTATTACAAAAAAATCATCAACTGAATTTGACATTGAAAAAATCCGTCGCTTTACCCAGTCTGAACTAGCCCGATTATCTCAAGAAGACTTAGAACTGCCATTCTGCTATCAGCTAGGTACTGATGTCCTTGTTGGTGCAAATCGAGTAGTTAAGATCAATGACCATTGCTGGCGGGTAATGGAACAAGATCAGCAGGTCTTTGATTTTTTCAACCGTAAAGATGCTATATTCTACTGTATAGCCTTGTATAAACAACAAACCCAACTAGCCAGAGAAATACGTGATAATGATAGCCTATTAAATAAATTAGAATTCGACGCCAGTTTATATCGACTACGCTATAAAAAAGCCCAGGATAAAGGCGATACTTGGGGTGAAGAATACTATAGTGTTCGCTATACAGAAACACAGCATAAGATAGAACAAGTTAAAAAAGAAATTAAGAAAAACTTAAACTTGGCTAAATATATTAAAGTCTAAATAGGAATTTGACCATGAAACTAGCAGAAATGTCTACAAAATCAACACGTAAGATCAACAAACTAATGGAAAGCCGCTTTGGTTTTGCTATTAATTTCAGTAATCTAACTGTTGAGAAAGCAGAAAAACTAAGTGAAACTATCGTAGCTAACTTAGATAAAATCCGCCACAGTGTGGACTTGCACACAGCAGAACGTAATCCACGTTATATGGAATTACTAACTGTTAAAGAAGGTCTGAGCACTTGGCTAGAAGAACATCGCCAACAACTTACAGAAGGTGAAGTCGGTAACGCTGAAGTGTTATTAGCCGCTAAGAACATGGTAGATTCAATCCAAGACGCAATTGAAAAAGTAGGTAAGATGCAAAATGAGCAACTGCCAGAACTACTAGACAGCATCCGCGACCAGGTTGGCGCAGAACAAGCTGATGGTTTTAAAAATGCAGTTGGCACAACATTAGAAACACTGATGCAAAATCTACAAACAGCACGCGAAGGTGTTGATGGTGGTGTGCGTATCCTAACTGGTGAGCAAGTTGATAATCCAATGGCCATGCCCGGAGATCAAGCTGACCTAAGTGGTGGCGACGCAGGTTTACCTCCAGCACCAGGCAGTGATCTAGATCAAGACGAAACTGATGGCTTTGGTGCTACAGATGCTGCAACAGGTGGTGCAGAAGAACTTGGTCGTGAACTAAGATAATCGTGCGTTTAGATGAATTTCAACACAGTCCAAAGAATACTCCAGAGTCTAATTTAACAACAGCTCTGGAACTTATTCGCCATAGATATAAAGATAAAAAACAACCCCCAAAGATCTCAACACAAAGCCTGATCAATCTTGTACTCAATACAGACAAGACCTTTGATTATGATGCATTGGTTGCGGCTAATACAAATAATCCAGCACTACAAAATCTAATCAAAAGCTATAACAAAGATTATATTGAACTACGTCCGGCTGGTGAAGACAATGACAGTTCGGCTACAGTAGAAAATCCTAAAGACACTGATGTGGATCCAAATGCACCAGTAGATACTGTTAGCAATATGGCTAAACAAGCCGCCCGTAAACGCGGCGCCGCCGGATTTTAATTACCAAAAACACTTGACATAAGACTATAAATACTGTAGTATTTTACTATACTATTGGAGTTTATAAATGGCTTATTCAGAAAAAGTTCTAGACCATTACGAAAATCCTCGTAATGTGGGCACCTTGGACAAGGATAGTCCAGATGTAGGAACGGGCATGGTAGGTGCACCCGCCTGCGGTGATGTAATGAAACTACAGATTGAAGTCCATGAAGGAATCATAACAGATGCCAAATTTAAAACGTATGGTTGTGGCAGTGCTATTGCTAGTAGTAGCCTTGTCACCGAGCTCCTCAAGGGCAAGACGCTGGATGAGGCTCAGACCATCAAAAACTCACATATCGCAGAAGAACTTGCGTTACCGCCCGTCAAGATACATTGCTCGGTGCTTGCAGAAGATGCGATCAAATCAGCCATAGCAGACTATAGAAAGAAACATGAAGAAGTCACCCATTGAAAGCCCTTGTATATCAGTATG